CGGTCATATTGAAAAATTGTTTAATTTGGAAAATCAAATACTTGACAAAGAACTTTCTTTATCCAAAAAATAAAAAAATTAAATAAGTTTACAAACTACGAAGTATTTATTTAGAAAATACTTAATAAAATCACGCATCTAATAATGCGTTAAAAACAAATAATAACAAATGAGTAAGTTAAAACCTATTGGTAGCGAGAAACTTGAAGGATTGGAGAAAATCCAACGTATAATGGAAATCGCGAGATATAAAGAAAATATTCCTCAACCTGTAAACGAAGTTTCAAGTAGAGAATATCAAGTTGTTTTAGCTGATGGGGTAAAATATTCTATCAACAAAGAAAAACTTGGCTACGTAATTAAGAAAGAAGTTAATGAAAACTTTGAGTATATTGAGTCAATGAAGAATAGAAATCATTACCGTTCATACTCACAAGCGTTTAAAAGACTTAATTTAATTGCTAAAGAAGTTAACGTAATTACAGGAACTGATGAAAATATTTCATTATTTACTGAAGACAAAAAATATTTGTTAAGACAACCTAACAGACCTGAACCTACTGAGGAACCTGCTGAAGCACCAATTCCAATGGGACCACCGGAAGCGTCTGCTGCACCTGCACCATCACCTGAACCTCCTATGGGAGAACCAATGCCAGGAGAAGAACCTTCAATGGAAGAACCTGAAATGGATGATGAGACTTCAATGGGTCAAGAGGATGAGATGGACGGTGAAGAAATTTCATTTAAAGATATTCAAAAACTTACAGGAAAACTTTCTCAAAAAATTAGAGATATTGAGGAAGAACAACCTTTAAATGGTAAAGATGTTAAGTATGTTATTAATTCCATTTTATCAGCATTAAACCTTGATGAATTATCAAGTGATGATAAAGATGAAATTATGTCAAGATTTGAGGAAGAAGATGAGGACCAAACTCCTTCAGACTATGAAGAAGAAACTGATTTTTCTTCAGAAGAAGAGGAAATGCCTGAGGAAGAACCAATGGCTGAAATGGGTGAAAGTGATACTGCACACAAATCTTCAATTGCGTCACATAACACATCAGATATGTTTGGAATGAATGAACTAAAAGTTGAAAACATTCTAAAAAGATATTTTGTAATTGATGAAAATGAGGGAAAACAAAAGAAAGATAAGTATTCTCAAATTTCAGAGATGTCAGTAACTAAAACACAAGAGAATGTTGCTAAAAACCTAATGGAAGTTGCTCCTTCTTTAAAATTTGTTGGAAGAACAAATAGAAAAAATTTAGTATTTGAAAATGGAGGTCAAGAAATTAAGATTACTCCATCAGGAAATATTTTATGAGTTATTTAGTTTTCATTAATGGTTTAGGACCAAATTATAAAGGAGAGATGAGATACGAATTCATCTTTTCTAACAAATTAGATATTGAGGGAGAGGATTGGGAACACGAACCGGCTAGTACATATCCAAAACCACCTGAGTTAAATGATATTGATAGTGTAGGTGTTTTATCCGATGGAGGGATTGAATTAGAGTTAGTACAAAACTCAGATTATTTCTCAATGAGAGACGCAATAGACGGAGTAATATCTTTAGGGTGGGAAAGTGATAAAGAAATTGAAGAAAGATTAGTTTTCAGATTTGGAGAGAAGGAAGAGGAAATAAAAAATAAATTATATTCAAAAGACTTAATTTTGAATTTTGAAAAAGTTTTATAAAAATGAGCTTGGTTAACAAAAAAGAAAGTTTAAAAAAGATGGGTTTTAGTCCTAAAACACTATCATTAATGACTGAATCTGAAATATCTAAATTATTTAAGAATTTCATTTACGAATCAAAAAAAGAAACTAAAGAAGCAATAACTGTTAAGGACCCTAAAAAAGCGTTAGAAATCCAAAAAATGGACCCAAATGCTAAAATTGAGGTAACTGAAAAGAAGACGACAAAGAAAAAAAATCCTTGGGCTATCTGTACATCAGTTATGGGTGCGGAATTTGGCTCAACGGAAAGAAGTGATTGGTCTAAAAAACAAATGGGTAAATATGAAAAATGTGTGATGGGTGTTAAAAAATCTATTAAGGAAGGTAAAAATCCTGAAGAGGTGTTGTTAGAGAATAAATTTAGAATTATTATTGAAAAGAATTTAAAACCAACAATCACTAAAGGAGATTTATTAAATATGATTAACGAACAACCTGTTGAAACTCCTGTAAAACCAACTACAAAACCAAGAGTTAAGCCGGGTAGTCCACTACCTAATCCTGGTAGTTTACCAAAACCAAAGGCTGCAGGAACTAAAGAAGCTCCTGTAAAACCAACTACAAAACCAAGAGTTAAGCCGGGTAGTCCACTACCTAATCCTGGTAGTTTACCAAAACCAAAGGCACTTGAACAATTGCCTAACTTTATGAAATTTTCAGAATATAAAAAATGGGAAAAATGAAAAAAAAAATAGTAAAAGAAGCACCGATAGATTTAGAACCAGGTAGTTTACCTATCAATCCAAATTTAAAACAATCTATTGAAAGGGATGAGACTCCATTTTCAAAATCTGAATTTATTAAAAAATCTGCAGAGGGAGAGAAGAAATTTTTGGAAACTGCAAGTGAAAAAAGAATTAAAGAATTATCAGATAAGATAAGAAATTATATGGGTGGTGATATGCCAAACCCAGACCAAATTATGCAATTAATGATGTCATTATTTATGGACATCAAAAATTTTGAGGATAGTGGAAACAATAAAGATATTTTAGAAAAGATGGCAGTTAAACTTGTTGAAGAGGAAGTAATTGCTGACAAGTTTAAAGATTATTTAGATTTACAACCTGAGTTGGTTGGAATTGGTGGAGTTTCTGCCGAAAATATGCAAAAGAAAGCTAAAAAAGACGATAAAAAAGAAGAACCGAAATTACCAAAATTTGATTTAGAAACAGGTGATGAAATTGAAACTCCTGAAGATGAGGATTTTGATTTCCAAGTCGCAAAAAGAAGATTTATTAATGCTTTAGTACAAGGAGTTTCTAAAAAAGGTCATTATATGTTTGAATTTATGAGACAAAGATTAGAGAGAATGCAACCAGGGATTACAAACAAATATGGTGCGGTAATGGCGATTAATGACTATTTCTATTGGACTTTACCACCACAAATTGCTCAACAAATGACATCACAAGGAATGAATATGGGTGGTTCTGTTGAATGGGAAATGGAGGAAAATGAAGAAGATGGTGAGAATGGTGAAATGGAACAAAACCCAAAATTGGTAATTAAAGCTAAGGGTATTATGTTCCCAATCGTGGTACACGAATTAATCAAAGGTTATTATGGTATGTTACAATCATATCATTTACCTGAAGACCCTGAAAAGGCTGAAAAAATTAAGTCAGCAACTGATGTTTTAGAAAATGAAATGTGGGATATTATTGTTGGTAGTTTATTATGGGAAAGAATGTTAAGTGCTTACCCTATGTCAGCATTTGAAGATAACGCTAAAGAAATTCAAAGTGATTTGTTTGTTGAATATACGAAGTTAATTAAACCTGAGTTTGAAAGATTGAACAAACTATTACACTCTTATAACGAATCTGATAGAGCTAAGGCTCAACAGATTATGGAAAGAATTGCTAATGACATCTTTAAAAAATTACAACAAGGTGCATTGAGTGATAATGAGAATGACGAAGATGACTTGGATGATATAGACTTGTCTTCTTTAGGGTTCTAATTATCCTTAAAGATATATGTCAAACATAACAAGAGAACAAGTATTAATAGAATACGCAAAGTGTATGAGGTCAACCCCATACGCTTTAAAAACTTACCTACAAACTTACGATAATACAGTATCAAGATACGTTCCTTTGGAGTTGTTTCCTGACCAAGTTGGGTTAGTAAATGATTATGAGGAATTTAATGAAAATATTGCATTAAAATACAGACAGGCTGGTGTATCCACAGTTACAGCTGCTTGGTCATCAAAAAAACTTGTTTTTGCGTCTAAAAACAAACCTGAAAAAGTCCTAATTATTGCAAATAAATTAGATACTGCGGTAGAATTTGCAAATAAAGTTAGAGGATTTACAGAACAATGGCCATCTTGGGTTGGAGCAGGATTCTCGGCTGAGAAAAACTCACAAAGACACTTTAAATTAACAAATGGTTGTGAAGTTAAAGCGGTAGCGACATCTACGGATGCTTTACGTGGTTACACTCCAACAATATTGATTTTTGACGAGGCAGCGTATATTGAGGCGGATGGGGATTTTTGGGCGGCTTGTATGGCTTCCCTATCTACGGGTGGTAAAGTAATAGTTATTTCTACACCAAACGGATATGACCCAATTTATTATGAAATTTATGACCAAGCTTTGAAGAATATGAATGACTTCAAAATTTCTGAAATGGTTTGGTGGAAAGACCCAAGATATAACAAAGATTTACAATTATTAAATGTTAAAGATTTAATACACTATTATTTAAATCGTAATGAATATCAATCAGGTGTTGAAACAGTAGATTATAGTGACAGGGAAAAAGAATATGACAAAATAAAAGAATTAATTTCTCAAGGATATAAACCAACATCTTCTTGGTATGAGAAGATGGTGAAAAAATTAAAGTACGACAAACGTAAAGTTAATCAGGAGTTAGAATGTGCTTTTTTAGGTTCAGGTGATAACGTATTTGATTCAAATATTACTGAAAATATTAGAGTTAATATGGTTAGAAACCCTGAAACAAAAATGATTGGTGGTTCGTTATGGATTTGGAAAGAACCTGAAGTTGGACACAAGTATATTATGGGGATTGACGTATCAAGAGGTGATAGTGAAGACTTTTCAACATTTCAGATAATTGACTTTGATACAAGAGAACAAGTTGCTGAGTATATTGGTAAAATTCCACCTGATGTGTTAGCCGAATTGGCATACAAATGGGCTATGATGTATTCAACATTTATTGTTGTCGATATTACAGGTGGTATGGGGGTTACAACATCCCGTAAATTACAAGAATTAGGTTATAGGGATTTATATGTTGAGGGAGGGGATTTAACTAACAAGTGGAAGTGGGACCCTAAAGCTCAAGATAGAATTCCAGGACTTAACTTTAACAATAAACGTGTTCAAATTATTGCAACTTTTGAGGAATATTTAAGACACGGATTTATTATTAGGTCAAGTAGGTTATTAAATGAAATGAACACATTTGTTTATGTTAATGGAAGACCTGACCACCAAAAGGGACAACACGATGACTTAATTATGTCTTTGGCAATGGCGGTGTATGTTGGAGAAACATCATTTGCATCTTTAACTCGAGTTTCTGAACAGGCCAAAGTAATGATTGAATCTTGGCAAGTGAATAACAATCAACCTGTTTTAAGGTCACAATTTATGGACCCAATGACTGACAATAGAAATCAAGGTAAAGTTAATGAACCAACAAAAACTGATTATCAAAACTATTCTTGGTTATTTGGAGGAATGAGATAATTATATAGTATGGGATTAAATAGTTTACCGGATAGTGGAAATAAATTTACGGGTTCAAGAATGATTGTTCCTGGTATGGGTTTGTCAACTTATAAAGTTCAAAAAAATGATAAACTTGTAATTAAACCTTTAGTTAAACCTAGTACAGGTTCTACCTCTAATTAATTTATTCTCATATTAGCGTTTAATAATCCTACTTAAGTATTTATATTTTAGTATGGCAGAACAAAATTTTACAGTTTGGCAAAGATTAACACAGGCCTTTGGTCCGAACTCTCTTTTAAATCAAGATTACCCAAGTGTAAAGTTTGATAAAAAAGAGTTATTAAAAACAACTTCAAAACGAGAATACGAGCAAAAATTATTGCAAGCTCAACAGACATTCTATTTGTCTAATCAGTGGGCTAAAATTGAAAATAATTTATACACTCAGGCAATTTATTATGAACCAACAAGACTTTCAGCGTTTTATGACTACGAGTCTATGGAATTCACACCTGAAATTTCTGCGGCATTAGACATTTATGCTGAGGAATCTACAACAATTGACCAAAATGGTCATATGTTACAAATCTTTTCTGAATCAAATAGAATTAAATCAATTATTGCGGATTTATTTAATAACGTATTAGACCTTAACACTAACTTACCTATGTGGACAAGAAACACTTGTAAGTATGGTGATAATTTTGTTTACTTAAAATTAGACCCTGAGAAAGGTGTGATTGGATGTATGCAATTACCAATTGTTGAAATTGAACGATTGGAAAGAGGTATGATGGCGAAAGGTAAGTCTGTAGATGTTGACCCAACCAAGAAACATTTGAAATTTACTTGGAAAAACAAGGATATGGAATTCAATACTTGGGAGATTGCTCACTTCAGATTATTGGGTGATGACAGAAGATTACCTTACGGTACATCTATGTTGGAAAAAGCTCGTCGTATTTGGAAACAATTATTATTGTCTGAAGATGCTATGTTAATTTATAGAACTTCAAGAGCACCTGAAAGACGTGTATTTAAAGTGTTTGTTGGAAATATGGATGATAAAGATGTTGAACCATATATCCAAAGAGTTGCAAATAAGTTTAAGAGAGACCAAGTTGTGGATTCTAAGACAGGTAACGTTGATATGAGATTTAATCAAATGGCGGTTGACCAAGATTATTTCATCCCTGTACGTGACCCGGCCCAAGCATCTCCAATTGAAACATTACCGGGAGCTCAAAACTTATCTGAAATTGCGGATATTGAATACATTCAAAAGAAATTATTAACAGCATTACGTGTACCTAAAGCTTTCTTAGGATTTGAGGAAGTTGTAGGTGACGGTAAAAATTTGGCATTACAAGATATTCGTTTTGCAAGAACCATTAACAGAATTCAAAAGAGTATGTTGCAAGAACTTAATAAAATTGCAATTATTCACTTGTTTATGTTAGGTTTTGAGGATGAATTATCTAACTTCAGATTATCATTAACAAACCCATCAAAACAAGCTGACTTGTTGATGGTTGATATTTGGAAAGAAAAAATTCTTCTTTACAAAGATATGGTTATTGACCCAGGAACAGGTATTTCTGCTGTTTCACAATCTTGGGCTAAAAAACATATCCTTGGTTTCTCAGATGAAGAGATTAAATTGGATATCCAACAACAAAGAATTGAAAGAGCGGTTGGTGAAGAACTTAAGAAAACTGCTGAGGTTATTGTTAAGACAGGGTTATTTGACACTTTAGATAAGTTATATGGTAAGAAGGAAGGGGAACCTGCGGGAACACCTTCAGAAGGGGGTGAAACACCACCTGATTTAGGAGGAATTGGGGGAGCTCCTGAAGGAAGTTCACCACCACCTCCACCTGAAGCAGGAGCTCCACCACCTGTTCCTGAAAATTTAAATAGAGATAAGAAAAATATTATTTTAGAGAGTAAACTTAAAGATGAATATGATTTCGAGATGGCAGATTTAAATAGAAATAAAGAATCTATGAAAGAAATTAATGAGACATTGGAAAAACTATTAAAATAAGAATATTTATTAATATGAAATTTGGATACCTTAAAACCGCGATAGAAAGAAAGTTAGTGAACTCATTTGTTAATGAGTCATTAACTAACGATTTAAAAACTTTTAAAGAATTAGTTTTGAAATCAGCTCCCACTAAAAAATTGTTTTTTATTTACGATAAGTTAAATGAGAACTTGGGAATGGATAAAGAAAGTGCATCTTTATTAGTTGATGAAATCATTAAAGAATCTAAAGGAATTAGTATTCCTGAAAAACATTTTTTAAAATTGGCTAAATGGGTAAACAACGATTTGAAAGTTAGTGAATATCATAATATTGACCAAATATTAAATACAAGTCTTCAAAATATTGAAGAAACTGTTGAAAGTAAAAAGTTGGTTATTGAAAATCTTACAAAATCAAAAAAAGTAATAAAAGAAAGTATTTCTAAATTACCATTATCATCTGTTAGTAAAATTGCTAACTCAACAGCAAATCAGTATTTGAATCAACTTGACGAATCAACAAAACAAGAAGTTTTATCTATATTCAAACAAGATGAATCAGTTTTAAGAGAAAATTTTGAAACTGAAAAGAAACAAGTATTAAAAAAATTGGATGAAATGATGACTTCAAGTTCTGAAGAAGAATTAAAAACCAAATTAAACGAAACTAAAGAAAGAATCTCATCTACACAATTTAATTTTAATGAGTTTGTTAAAATTAAAGAATTAAACAAACAATTAGTCCTCTGATTTACTTTGTAAGTAAATTGCCTTTCTTTTTTGGTCTCTTTTAATTTTACTCTTTTTAACAAAAGTTTTACGTTTGGTTAACTCTTTAACCTGTTTAACTTTTATCACTTTGTTCTTAAGCTCCTTTAAAGCCTTCTCAATGTTTTGATTGTGTACTTTTACAATTAACATACTAATCCTAATTTTTGACAAATTTATTTATTTAAACTATATTTTCCTAAAATAAACGTGAGAATTATGAACACAAATGAAGAAAGGAAAATCCGTATCACTCAAGGGGTACAAAAAATTCAAGGTTAATTATGGAACAGTAGATTCTAAAAATTTAAAATCTTTTTATATAAATATACAATCTTGGCTTAACCCCAAAAGAAATGAAGAAAATTGGGATAGAGTGGTTATGAATTTTAATAGGTCAATTAGACACACAATCTATGAAATATTAAATTACGATTTTATTGATACAAATTTTATTGTTGACACAGATTTAAGAAGTAGTGGTTTATCATTAAACAAATCTTCATTTATGAATTTAGAAATTACATTTTTCGTTAAAAGTGTTTCCGAATTTAAATGTCCTAAAATTAAAGAATTTACCAAAGAAGTTGTTGATTTAATTGACCAAGAAAATTTTAAAAGTAATAAGTATTTCACTTTTGCATTAACTAAAACAGATAAAACAAAAGTGAATAATATTTATGAATAAAACGTAAAATGCAAAACTTAAAAATATTAGGTCCAAAAGATAGTGGTAAAGGTATCCTTATTGAAATGGACGCTGGTTATATATCTCCGACAGAGGGTCGTAATCTATCAATGTTACAAGAAAATAAAACTCAATTGGATTATTCAAAACCATTTGAGTTTTATGCCGTATTACAAAAATACAATACCCCAAATAGAAATGGTAGAGTTTACCCTGAAAGGATTCTAAAAAGAGAGGTTGAGAACTACAAAAAGAATTATATAGGTAAGGGTGTTGCATTATCAGAGTTAAATCATCCTGAGTCATCTCTAATCGATTTAGACCGTGTATCTCACATCATTACTGAGATGTGGTGGGATGGTCATATTCTACTTGGTAAATTAAAGTTACTAACATCACCTGGCTTCCACGAAAGAGGTATTGTATCAACTAAAGGTGACCAAGCGGCGAACTTACTTAGACAAGGAGTTACTTTGGGTATTTCTTCAAGAGGAGTTGGGTCTTTGGTTAAGAAAGGTGAACAGAATGAGGTACAGGAAGATTTTGAATTAATCTGTTTTGACTTAGTATCTTCACCATCAACACCAGGAGCGTATTTATTCCAAGATATTAATGACAGAGCAAAATACGAAGAAAACTTAAAAGAAGAACAAGAACAAAAATCTGAACAATCAGCAAGTAAATCGCTTGATTTAATGAAAAAACTTAACGATTATTTATCAAAATAATTTACTATGGAAATGGATGAAAAGTATTTCGTTGCAAAAGTTCAGTACGACTTACCTGATGATAACTCAGGAAAAATTAAAAAAGTAAGAGAAGAAAAACTCGTTAAGGGTTACAATGTAACTGATGTTGAGGCAAAAGTTACAAAGGCTTATGAGTCGTTCTCTTATGATTGGAGAATCACATCAGTTGCGGAAAGCAAGATTGATGAGATTTTTGAATAAAAATTAACTTTTGTGAAAACATTAAAGGAGGGTTTATCCCTCCTTTTTTTATTTATTTAATCTGAAACCTAACTTTTTTTAAACATTTACATATTTATTAAAAAAATGCATAAAAAAATGGCAGAAAAAAACTTAGTTGAAGAAGCGGTAATCCAATTAAAAAATTTGGAAGAAGCTATCAATGAAAACGCAAAAGAAATACTTGAGTCAACAATGAAGCAAGAAATTAGCGAACTAGTAAAGGAGTCTTTAAACGAGGCTGATGAAGACGAAATGGAATTTGAGGATTCTGAAGAAGAATCTGAAGAGGAAATGGGGTTAGAAGATGAATCTGAAGAAGAAGAGTCTGATGAAGAAGAATCTGAAGAAATGGATTTTGACGACGAAATGTCTGACGATTCTGAAGAAATGGATTTTGAATTTGACGATGAGGAGAACCCTGAAGTGATGGATTTCACTAATATGGAAGACACTCCTGAAACTCACGATTTATTAATGACAGTCTTCAAAAAAATGAAACCTGAAGATGAGGTTGAAATCACAAAAGATGGTGATTACGTAAATCTTAAAGACGGAGACGAAGAGTATTTATTATCAGTTAACGAATCTTCAGGAGAAGAATATTTTACTGACGAAGAAGACGAAGATAAAGATTTAGAGTCTGAACTTGAAGAAACAATTTATGAAATTGCTATGGATGATGACAATGAAGAAGAGGAAAAAGAAGAACTTGAAGAAGAAGATTCTGAATTAGAAGAAACTATCTATGAAATCCATATGGACAGAGATGAAGAAGAATTTGAAGAAGAATTTGAAGAAGAAGATTTCTTTCCAACTGACCGTAAAGAAGATATGGAGGAAGAATACCAAGAAGAGGAGTATATGTCTGAATCTAAAAAAGGTATGAAGCCTGTTGTCGGAAAAAAAGGTAAAACAGGAAGTCCTAAATTCTCTTATGAAAAATCTACAGGTGGATTTAAAACAGTTAAAAAGTCCGCTAATCCTACAAAAGGTACTGGTAAACCAAAATTTGAATATAAAGAATCTACTCCAAAAATGAAGAAAGGAGAGTTTAAAGAAGCTGCTAGAACATTAGGAAATGGTTCTAACTTCAGAAAAGGTGGATTACCTAAACCAAAGGCACACTCAAGTGCAAACATTAATATGAAGGAAAACTACGAATTAATGGAAGAAGTTGAAATGTTAAGAGCTAAAAATGAAGAATACAGAAAAGCTTTGAATTTATTCAGAGACAAACTTAACGAAGTTGCTGTGTTTAACTCAAACTTGGCTTACACCACAAGACTTTTCACAGAACATTCAACATCTAAACAAGAGAAAATTAACATCTTGAGAAGATTTGACGGAGCTGACACATTAAAAGAGTCTAAAAACCTTTACAAAGTTATTAAAGATGAACTTTCATCTACAAATAAAGGAAACATCACTGAGTCATTTGAAAGAGTTATTGATAACGCACCTGTTACAGGTTCAGCACAATCATTAATTGAATCAAAAACTTATGAGAATCCTCAGTTTATGAGAATGAAAGATTTAATGACTAAAATAATTAAATAAACAATAAACTAAAAAATAATAAAAACCAAAAAAAATGGGAGCATTATTAGAATCAGGTCTTGTTGGTAACATCGGTCTTAAGCACCTTAAAGTTATCAAAGAAGATACTATCAGCAAATGGGACAAATTAGGGTTCCTTGAAGGTCTTAAAGGCCACCTAAAAGAAAACGTAGCTCAATTATATGAGAACCAAGCATCTCAATTGATTAACGAAGCATCTTCAGACGCATCTTCAGGTTCGTTTGAAACAGTTGTTTTCCCAATCATCAGACGTGTATTCTCTAAATTGTTAGCGAACGATATCGTTTCTGTACAAGCTATGAACTTACCAATCGGTAAATTGTTCTACTTCGTACCTAAAATCCAAGGATATAACAACGGTTTAGTTAATAACTTTGACAGAAGTTCAGGTGAACACTACGCACCAATCGGTTCTCCTGGAAACTATCCTGGTGACCCTAACACAGGTTACACTGCAGGAGCAGGTACTTACAATCCAACTTACTCTAAAAACCTTTATGATTTATTCTACGAAGGTGCTGAGGCAGGATTAGACCCTCCAGGATTGTTTGACTATTCTAAAGGACAATGGACTGCAATCACTGCAACTACAACTGTTCAAACTTGGTCAAACGGTAACTTAGTTGACGTAGGAATTATCACAGGTTCTACAGGTACTGAATATCGTAGAGCTATCATCAAGATGTGTGGATTTAACGACATAGGAGCAGGTAAACTTTTAGCACCAGACGGTTCTGAAATGGATACTGAGTCTTTCTTGTCTGACTTGAAAATTTTCCCTAACATCGGTGGAGCTTGGGGAGCAGGTGGTTTATCTGCACAAACATCTTGTGCTACTTTAGCGGCTTACACTCCATTATTGTTCAGAGTTGTTACTCAACAATATGGTAGAGGTATCGTTAACTACGGTAACACTCAAACTACAACAACTTTCCCAGGTGCTAACGGTGGTACTTATGATAACCTTTGTAGTGTTGATGGTTGTATCTATTTAGAAGTTGATTTACAGTGTCCAGTATGTGTAGGTTGTTCTCAAGCTACTCCTGATGGATATTCAGGTACAACTTTATTCTCAGGTAACTCAGGTTCATCTTTCGTAGCGGTATTTAGACGTTACAAAGAATTAGAATTTGAAGATAAGATTGGTGAAGTTTCTTTCGACCTTCAATCTGTTACAGTTTCTGTAACTGAAAGAAAGTTAAGAGCTCAGTGGTCTCCTGAATTAGCTCAAGACGTTGCGGCTTTCCACAACATTGACGCTGAAGCTGAATTAACAGCATTATTGTCTGAACAAGTTGCGGCTGAAATTGACCGTGAAATCTTAAGAGATTTACGTAAAGGTGCAGCATGGAACTTACGTTGGGACTACAACGGATGGAGAAGAATTGCTTCTACTACATCTTATACTCAGAAAGACTGGAACCAAACATTGATTACAGCTATCAACCAATTATCTGCACAAATTCACAAGTCTACACTTCGTGGAGGAGCTAACTGGATTGTTGTATCTTCTGAGGTTTCTGCTATCTTTGATGACTTAGAATACTTCCACGTATCTAACGCTTCACCTGAGCAAGACCAATACAATATGGGTATTGAGAGAGTTGGTACATTAGCAGGTCGTTACCAAGTATACCGTGACCCTTACTTCCCAGCTAACCAAGTGTTAGTAGGACACAAAGGAACGTCATTGTTAGATACTGGTTACATCTACGCTCCATACGTACCACTTCAATTAACTCCAACAATGTATAACCCATTCAACTTTACACCGATTAAAGGTATTATGACCCGTTACGCAAAAAAGATGGTGAATAATAGATTTTATGGCCGTATTACTGTTGATGGTGTTCGTACATTTGACTTACAAGAACTTAGATAATCTTATCTTAAGTATAACTAAAAAGGGACAAGAAATTGTCCCTTTTTTTATTTATATTTGTAAACAATCAAGTTTATGGTTATATATATAATATATGAAAAAAATAATATTAGAAAAATCAGTTGTGGATGAAATTTTAAGATTATATAATGATGAGATGTTAGGTTCCCCATCAATATCTGAAAAATTAAATATTAACAAACAAGTTGTGTTACAAACATTAAAAGAAAATAATTGTAATATTGGTCCTTCAGGTAGAAAATTTAAAGGTGGAAAATCTGAATCAGATAAACGACATTACCTTAAAAATAGAGAAAAACGATTACAATATTTTTCTGATTGGCAAAAAGATAACAGAGAACGTCTTAATGAATATCATAAAGAATGGAGAGAAAAAAATATAGATAAACATAGAGAAAATAAACGTAATTACGAAAAAACTCGTAAGGATAACGACCCCCTTTATAAGTTAATTTCAAATTTCAGGACTGCGGTATATCAGGTGTTGAAAGAAAATAATGTGGATAAGAACGGACATTATTTTGAAATTTTAAAATACACTCCTGATGAGTTAATTACTCATTTAGAAGGACAATTTACCGGTGAAATGTCGTGGGATAATTACGGTAGATGGCATGTTGACCACATACGTCCTATTTCATCGTTTAATATCCAAGAAATTGGTGATGAATTATTTATGGAATGTTGGTCATTAAATAATCTCCAGCCTTTATGGGGTGATGAGAATATTCGTAAATCAAATAAAATGGAATAAAAAAAGGGACAATGTCCCTTTTAAACTGTTCCGTAAGTTTTACTAGCCCATTCTCGTCTTTTTCTTTTTGCTTTATCTTTGTTTGTGGGTCTTTCTACATTATCCACAATCCAATCAATCCACCAACCGATTGTGTGGTTTTCATTATAACCTGAATATTTTTGTTTTATATGATTTGACATAAATGTAATTTGTCTATCACAATCACTAAGTACTGACATATCCCCGCCATATTCATCTAATAATTTGATACCTAAACCACCACAAATATTAAATTGCCATAGACCAAATGAACAGTATCCATTAATTGGTTTATATTTATTACCTCTACTACTCTTGATACCAAAATCACCTTTAGCATCACATTTAAAATTAGATTCACCGTAAGCGTTGGCTACTAATGCAGCGACTAATGAATCGTTAGGGGTACTAGTAAATTGTTTTTTTAATTTGTTAAATAGGTCGGAACCGTCAGTGCTTGTTGAACCTGTGACTCTAAAATCAGTTTGGTCTGTACTATTACTAGTAGTTTCACTACCATCGTCATCATCATCGTCATCACTGTTTGAACCGGAAGATTTACCCATTCTTTTTCTAACCCTATCCATTATTTGTTGAATAAACCCATCAGTTTCAGGTTCAACTTCAGGTTGGGGTTCTTGTTCTTGCTCAATTAGTTTTTTTAGTTGAGACTCTGTAATTTTTAATTTCATAACTATAAATATCTTAATAGTATAGAAATAAATTCTGACTCAGGTATAGTGTAAATATTCTTACTATAAGAGTATTCAATAATCCTTCTTATGATGTCTTTTTTAGTTTCGTCAGGCATATTTTTAATGGCAACAATAAAGTCGTCTTCATTGGTGTATGTGACGTTATCAAATAATGTTTTACCTGTATACGAATTATCCATTTTGATGATATTTATTAGACAGTATAGTTTAACTAATGAAAGAATCAAGTTTAATAAAATCCATAAGAAAAATCATTAAGGAGATGGACTCTAGTTCTTCTGCTGGCCAATATAGTATACCATTTAGACCAGGTATGAGAATATGGAAAAACAAATCAACACAACCGTTTATTGACCCATTAAACGGTTACGATAATGCTGAATTATATGTTGATGCTTTAGACGGTAATATTGATACTAAAAATGCGAAGTCTTTAGAAAAAAAATCAGTTAAAATATCTAAGTATTATGAAAAACATCCTGAACAAAATGATGAAGACGGTAATGTTTTAAATGGTATAATGGGTAAACCTAAAAAAGTTACTGAAGCAACTGACACAACAATTAGTTCAGGGGAGTATAATGGTCCTATTGAAATAGGTTTAAAAAAATGGAGAACATCTGAACTTGGGCCATTTGTCGTTGATAGTAACCATCATACAACAAGTAAAGCTAAGAAAAAAAATATCAAAAATAACATTAAAAGAATAGTCGGAATGTGGGAAAAACACAAAGATTCAGGTTATGAAATCCCAACACACGACGTTCATACAATAAAAGAAGATTTAGGTGTTTGGTTTGGGACTAAGAAAAAACCAAAAGGTAGTAAACAACCTAAAGGTCCTTGGGTTAACATATGTAAAAAAGTTGATGGTAAACACCCACCTTGTGGTAGACCTGAGGCAAGTGATAAATCATATCCTAAATGTAGAGCTGCGGGGGTTGCGGGTAAAATGTCCGACTCACAAAAAAAATCTGCTTGTCAACAAAAAAGAAAAGCTGAAAAAACACATTCTAAAACAGGTACTGGTAATAAACCAAAAATGGTCAGTTATAAACCTAAAAAGAAGGCAAATGAGTCGGTTCTGATTAAAACAATTATTAAATCGTTAAAATGAGAGTTTGTCTTAAATATAAAAAAGGTTTATTTAGTAAGAAAAAATTTGAAATAATTAAAGATTTTACTAAATTACTTAATAAAATAATGCCATTATCTAAAGAATTACATTTGTATTTTTTAGATGAAAGAATTGGTAAAATGACAACAGGTTCTTACAAAGAGAATGAATTTAAAATAAAAGTTTTATCCAAAGGTAGAATAGTGTCCGATATTTTACGAACACTATCTCACGAATGGGCTCACGCTTTTGATAAAGAACATATTAATTTTGAAGACCGAAGAGATGTTGGTGGTGACTCTGAAAATTTTGCAAATGCTATGTCAGGGGCAATCACCAAACATTATATCAAAAAACATCCCGAGTTAGAGGATACTATTTTTGAGTAACCAATTCAGTTGAGATTTTGGTGTAAATGGTATCCAAAGAATGTTTAATTTGATATTCCATTTCTTTTTCCATTTGCATTGCCCTCAACTCCATTTCTTTTTTGAAGAAATCTTTAAGTTTAATCCATTCGGCATCACCTAATTTAATAAAATAACTGTACGTGTGGTTTGTAATTGTAATCTCACCTTCTTCCATTGTGATAAAAATACCTAACTGTTCATTTTTAATGTATTTTTTCCTTGAGATAGGAGCAATTAACAAATCAGAATTTTGACTATGAATTAACTTACGACAAATGAATGAACATTGTTTTGCATTTGTTTTAGCCTCTTGTTGCTCAACAAATGATTTTTTAGAAACGTTTCGTAATGAAATTTTTAGTTTAGCGTAAAGTCTTTTGATTGTCATTGTAGTGTTTATTTATTTCCACAAATATATAACAAAAGTTTTAATCTAACAATAAGGTGGTGAACATTTTTTCTTACCGTCTAATCCTGGTTTTGTTCCTTTACAAACTTGAACTCCGTAACCATTTCCATAAGCTGAGGGGTAGACCTTGAATTTTGCTTTAGCTGCCGCCTTACCTCTAGCACATAATTTAGTACCTGCCTTTTTACGACCCTCATTCATTTGATATAACGATAACGCTTCATCAGGATTTTTTTCAGTCATCGCTAAGTCGTCAATGATATTGTCGTCTTCCATAACTTCTTCAGATTTCCAAGAATCCCCACTTTTTGTTTCATTCATTAAGAAATCAAATACTTGGTCCATATTATTTTTAGCTTCAGCAATATGGTCTTGAGCCCAATCGTGACCGTTATCTAATATTGACTCTATCTCAGATTCATCTAAATCTAATAACAGACCAATTTGTCTATGCATTTGTTCTAAATTACTGAAGAACATATATCTTTGAGTTTCTTCTTTTAAGATTTTTTTAATTAATTTGTCCATAATATTACGATTTTAAATCACCTTTTAAGTCATTACATACTATTGAAAGAAATGTACCAATTTCGTGTTCAAGTCCTTCATATCTTTCAAATACATTTTCACCTTCAGCACTTTCAAAATTACACAATGAATAAGTACCTTCAGTATCACAATAAATCTCCCCATAATACTCATCGTTATTAACATTTAAATAACCTGAATGTAATATCTCGTCAACATTTTCTTCAGTTGATTCGTATTTAAAATTCATTGATGGTATTCCTTCCTGTCCCTCAAATACCCAAGTTTCTCCTTGGTCTGCAACAGATTTTGTTGTTGTTAATTCCTCATTATCTAAAAACTCATTGTTCATAGAATAATGGTCTAAATATTTTTTCTCTTTATCTGTTAAAGAAGACATCCCTGATTTATTGATTTTATCTAAAATTTGGTCAATTTCACCCATCCCTTCATTCAACAAATTGTTAACAATATATTTCAGTTGTGATTCTGTTAGTTTAAGTTTTTTCATTATTTTTTGTTAACTATTTGGAATTTTAATGTTCTTTTATAAGTATTAACTTCCCCTGAAGAAAGAACTTTAATATCAACATAATATTCATTAGGTATTTTATCACGAGTGTCAAAAATAAAATAATGTTCATTTGATGTTCTATTAATCATAGTCCAATCTTGAACCTGAACTTCTGTTTGACCTTCTCTAACGTATACTCTATAATACGCTTCAATTTTTTGTAAAACTTCTTGTGAGGTATATGCCTTTTTAATCATTACACCAACTTTTCTAACGTCAGTGTTTAATATTTTTTCATCTTGTTTGATTCCATAATAATCAAATCCATAGATTGATGGGTCTTTACTTTTAACCCCAATGGAGAATGACTGTGCAAATGGTAGACCAACAAAATTATTTGTAATACTTGGTAAATTTTGATTATTATAAATTAAATTTGACCATACATCTTGATAACTACAAGGATTTGTGATTGTCATTGCGGGGACCTCAACCATATAGACCCCTTCAGTCACTAAACAAGTTGGTAAATTAGTATATATTGCCGAGCCGGTATTGTTAATAATATTAACTGTTGGGTTTTGGTCTAAATTGGTAAAAACACCATTAATATATGAATATAAATAAAGATAATTAACAGTATTACCATAAAAAGTATTACGGTCATCTTGAACTAAATCATTATATGTTGTTTCTAAATATGGTTCATAAAATGTTTGAGTGTATTTTGTAAAAAATCCAACAACATAATTTTCAGTTAAACCTGTTAATAATTCTAATTGAGGTAAAAACGCGACACCCCATCCTGCGACTTGTAGACCATTATTTAAAATTGAATTAATTTCATTAGTCATATCAAACTCAATATCTTCATTACCTAATTCAAAATGTTGAGTGTCAATTATTGTGAGGTCTGAATAATTTACTGTTCCACTATCTGTATTATCGTAAATACCGTTATTACTCCATTCTGATAGTGTTGTTGATTGATACCAGTTAGATGGTCTTTCTGAAAACGCTTTATTATTTATCTCTTCAGACGGTGTTAATACACCTATTGGGGTATTTGATGTTTTATTTGTTGGGTAATAATCATAACCAACTCCCTCGTCCCAATTTTGTATATTTCCATAATTACCTTCAGATAATGGAATTCTAAATAATACTAAATCAAATGAAGTTGCTCTTCTAACTCCTTCAGAGTCATATGAATTTAATAACTCAGTATCAAATGACGATGTATTCGTCATTCTTAAGGTGTGAGTAATATTTGAATTACAATCAGTTGAAATAACACCTGATGTGTATTTTGAAATTAAATCTGTTAAATCTAAATCAAATATAAAACGAGAATATGATGTTTTAGTGAATGAATTATTAGTCGGTCCGAAATACAATTGTGTTACAGGATTTCTCGCAGTATTGACATAATTGTTATAAACGATTGTATTATTCTTACTAAAATATGATTTGTGAACTGACATTATTTATAGTTTATAAATAAATATCAATTTATACGAATATTTTGATTTAGAATTGTATCTTTTGCATTTGCTAACGCTTCAAGTATTGTATTTGCGGTAACTTTCTTGTCTCCATATGGACCATAGTCAGGTTCTTCATTCGGATTGTGTACGTGACTAATTAAGAAATCGACTATAAGACCTATTAGTTTCATTAACTCATCACCTCTGACAGTAGGTTCCGTCTTTGCTCCAATAATCTCTAATTCCTCCTGTGTTAAAGTCGTAATACTATTATTTAGATTAATTGGACCTCTACTTGGGACAATTGAATTATGACTAATTAAATATAACGTATCCGCTCCAATTGTAACATAGGTATCGTCAACTTTGGTTGTTTCTTTATTTTGAACCTTTTCAGTTTTTGGTTTAGGTATTGAGACCACATTATTTGGAGAATAAACTTTAGATGAGCCTTTTTTTGTGAAATAAGTCACATTATTTCTAAAATAGTCAGAATTACTTTGAATGATTACGTCAGTACTCCGAATCCCCTGAGATATTTTTGGTCCATAACAGAAAAACCCTGGGAATCTTTGTCCCGATAATTGGTAATTTGGCTGAGGCGGCATATTAACTAAACCTAAATCATTAAAACATTTACCAATAAACGTATTAATTATTGTGACGGCTGATAATTTAGGTAATGCGTCAAAACTATAAACAAATAACGGAGCATTACCTAATACATCAGTTAAATCAGTATCCTCACTTAAAGTATTTGATAATGTTTTAACACTGTCTTGTAAATCATAAATTTTAATTGTACCTGAGTAATTAAATTCACTTTCTAAATTATCAATATCATAAACAACATATTTTTTTACAGGTATCGAGTCTTCTTGAACATAAAAAAATGTGGATGGGTCTCCGACATTAACAGTTTTTTCTTTATATCTTGATAAATCAATAAATGCTCTATTTGGATTTCTTGCCGGAATAGTGTTTGGTATAAAATCTAAAACTTTTCCAGCTCTTAATAATAATGACTCTTCGCCGACAACAACATCAGCACTTCCTCTACCCATTAAAGCAACTTCACTTGTCGTTGGGAATACCCCTACAATTTTATCGTTAATTAATTTAGGATTACCTGACTCGAGAACATTACCAACAACATTTGATTTAGGACCCACCAAAGATTTTGCAGGTGCGATATTATCACCCAAATTACTATTAGATAGAGTCTGTAAATAAGTTTCTTTATTAATGTTTAATATATTGGATGGGGAACTACTCATCCAATACTGGTCATTAAAATTAGTGTTGTTTGGATTTGAATATATTAATAAAACTCTCTCATCAACTTTAGGTGCTTGATTAAAGTAAATTGGTAAAAATGATACAAACACAAATGGGTCATCTTTACCCCATTCTGTAAATGAAGTACTGTTAAGAGCGTCTTGGTCAATATCTAATGGACGCGCTCGTATTTTAAGAGTGCCGGGTTGAGGGGCTCCGTCAACGGCCAATATTACACCTTCTCTAATAAATCTTTTACTTTTTAACATTTCTATTTTCGTATTCTTCTAAAATTAAATTATATACTTTTTCTATTTCATCAAAATGATGAGTTAGTTTAATAATTGCTTGTTTAGTCGTTTCAAAATTTTCATTTAAAAATTTTAATGCGGACTCAAGGTCTTTATTACTTTTATTTTTATAATCTTGTATAGTCTCAATGACCTTCTCTGCGTTTTTTTCTGTTTGTATCATAACTTAAAATTTCTTACCAAATGCTGATTGTGGTATCGTAGTTCCCCCTCCAAATGCTGCCACGGCCAAAGCAGGTATTGCAATTTGAACTTTACCGTTTTCCGCTTCCTCTAAGGCCATAGATTTCATTTGAGCTAACTTAGCTAATACAAATTTATTTGGAGCTCCACTTGGGAGACTTCCTGTCGGTATACCTAATTTTTGTAACTCCTCAATTGTTGCGAGAAATGCTCTTGTATACGAATAACCATCTAATGCCTGTGCTGCGAAAAGTAGAGGTAGTGGGATTTCTCCACCCCATCCTGAGGTTAAAACTCTAAATAGGTTTAGTAACTCATCAATGACTGACTTACATTGCCTATAGTCTTTAATGAAATTTGCAACGACTAATAATAGTTGTACAAGTTTTGCAATCATAACGTATTTTTTAGACGCTTTTTCTTTTGCTAAATCCTTAACAATAACTTGTAGTAAGTTAAAAATATCTTTTTTAATTAAATCAAATAGTACTTTTACAAAAATTGCAACAATTTTTGAAGTTATATTAATGACATATCTTTTAAATTTATTAAAAAAATCTTGTACATTATCTATTGCATAATCAATGTTATCTCCAATTGATTGAGTTAATGATTTAATCATTATCATTATTGGTAAAACCACTTTAGGTGACAATAATGACATTACAAGACCTATTGGTAAATTTTTGATAAAATCAGTATTAAGACTTAATTTATACGCCGGAAGATTTAAATTTAAATTAAAATCTTTTTGAGCATTTGCTAAAACTTTGTCAACTAATCCATCTATCGCGTCATTTTCCTCAGATAAAGTAGACCCACTTAAAATTTGTTCTAAACCCTCAAAAATTAAATCATTATTAATGGGTAATTGGATATTATCACAATCCACCAATTCAATAACTCTTTTATTGTATCTATTTTGTTGCTCCTCAATATCTCTTAAATTTAAACTTGTTAATTCAAAAAAATCCTCGTCAACACCATCTAATTCTGGTATTTTTGAAGACCCTTGAGTGTCAATTTCTTGAGTTGAGTCAAAACACAACCCTAAAATACGATTCATAAATTTTTGGATTTTACTATTCGCATCTAATGATTTTACACCCGCCTCAACAGATAATGCTCCAGTTAATATATCCATTATTTTTGCAGAATATAAATGAGGCTCAACTAATTCAATACTATTATAATAATCCGTAACAAAATCAGCAACTTTATTTGGTACGTTATTTATACCACTTGCAGATAATCTCTCACTTAACTCAACTTTAAAAAAACTACCTAAATTACCATTACCATCTTGGGTGACAAATGTTATGTTAAATAAGTTTTGCCCTGACCCTCCCTGATATAATAATCCTAAATTAGATGGGTCATCTGAAAATGATTCATCTGTATTTTGTGTTCTTTTATATAACTCTCTATTTAAACTTTTTTTAGTGTCGTTAACTGAAAATTGTTTTTTTTCGTAATAAAATTTACCTTTTTTATCTTCAGGATTAATTTGTAATTGCTTTAAAAAATCTATAGAATTAATATTAATATAGATTGGATTGTTTGGTATAAACTCTTGTTGAGATGTACAATTAATTGCGTGAATTGTTTCCTGAATTATAATCTTTTTAATCTCAGGTTTACTGGCATATATCGCAGAAATAAATTTGTTTTTAAAATAACTTGTGGTACTTGAACCGGCACCATTAGTTAAACTTGTAATATCAAACAATTGAGATAACTGACTTTTTGTGTCTTGTTTAATACGTTGGGCATTTTGTTTGAACTCCTCTAATGATGCTTTACCTTTAGCTAACGCATCCTCTAAGTTATCTCCTTGATTTTTTAATTGATTTATCTGTGCGGTTTTAGCTTCGGTATAGGTTTTAGCTGCACCAACTCTAGTTTTAAGCGTATCGTAACTATTTCGTAAATCGATAGACATTATTATAGTGATAATTTAATGTTATTATCAGAATCAATATCTTTATCAATTAAACCTTTTAACACATCATCGTCAAATTCTGATAAACTAAATGAATCTGTTTGAGAACTTTTTTCCCATATATTTGCTTGTAATTTTGACAATGAAATTTTCTTTTCAACACATTCGTTGATTATCTTCTGTTGTTTTTCAATAACAGGACCTATTAGTGTCATATCCTCAGGTTCTTTCATCATTGAAATCATTTTATTTTGAATTCTTAACGCAGTTGACCTTTGTTCAACTAATTCGTTATAGATTTCCTGCATAAGAACTTGAATTGATTCTTTTGTAAAATTAATTTCTTTTTTTCTGGGTTTTGTCATACTAATAAATATAAAATCTACAATTTTATCAATCTTCTACAGTCTTTATTAAATTTTCGTATAAGACTTTATACTTTTTCATACTTGTTCTAATTTCTTTGGTTGATAAATTAGTCATTTCACGTAATGAAAGAAGTATCAGATTTTTATTAAATTTATTATTGTCAGATGTTTGAAAAATTAATTTATAATTTTCTAAAATATCACATAATGCCAATCCTAATTTATGTTCATTGGATGACTCATCAAAATCAGGTAATTTATTCTTAACCACCCCAAGCAAATCCATTAATACATTTGTTGTATCATCTTCATCATCTTCTAAATAATAAACCATTGCAGGATTATTTTCTAAATCTGAAGAAATGTCTTCATATGAAATTTTACGGTTTGTTTCTTTTTGGTCTTTAAGAATCTGTCCCATTAAATAATTTTTACAGATTGTCCCAAAATAAGAATACGCTTTCTTTTCTTTAGAAGGACTAAATTTTTCAATTTTAGTCATTAAAAAAGAATGAGTGTCAGTATGGATTTCATTAAAATCCATATCTTTACGATAAAGTTTATATCTTCTAATAATTGAAGATATCATTTTATCAAGTGGATGTCTTAAATAGTCATTATAAATCTTATTCCTTTCATTGTAAGTATCGGCAGTCAGGAACATCCTAACTGCCAATTCTTCTCTTTGGTCAAAATAGTTTTCACCAGCGGCTTTAACTTTTTTACCCTTTTGAACAACTATTTCTGTAGTACCTGAATAATCATTATTCATTAAACTGTTTCAGGTTCATATTTTATGTTTCGGTCCTCAACAAAGAAATACTCTTTCTTGGCCGAATTAATCCAAAACTTAACCTCATCTTCAGACAGTGTGGTATCCCCATTTTTGTAATTCCAAAAAATAGAACCTTGTCTTAAATTAATGTGTTTATATCCTAATCTTGGAATTGACATAATTTTAACTGAATTATAAGTTAATCTTAAAAATAACTCATAAACAAATGTCAATTTCATTGATGGTTTAAATCCTCCAAAATCAATAAAGGTATCTTTTTTAATAACCATACCTGAAGTTTGAAAATTTTGGTAAGAATGTAAAGTTTCATTTGTTAGATATCCCATTTCTTGACTAAAATTTGCGGCGAATGTTGCTTCGTTAGTAAATCCTGCGAATACTCCTTTATCATCAACATCTACAACAATAGGTAGGAAACAATCAACGTCAGTGTAAATCTCAGAGTATTTTTTAGCATTTTTAAACCAAATTTTTGAATACTCATCATCAAATTCTAAAACAGTGACCCATTTACTTTTTGACTCAGCAACTCCTAAATTAACTTGGTCGCAAAAATTAGGTTCTAAATCCCATTCAATCATTCTAACATTTAAATCTCCAAAATCATAAGATTTTAAAAATTCTGTAAGATTAATTTCTGAAGTATGAATGATTATTACTTCTGAAGGTTTAACTTCTTGGTTTTTAATTGATGTGATTGATTTATCAAAAAAATCATCAAAAAATGGTACAACCGCTGATTTAATAGGTAGTACAATTGTTAAATCAAAATTATTTTCCATATTAGGCTTCTGTTTCTGTTTTAAATTTATTTAATTGTTCTGAGAATGTATCCATTCTAAATTTTGAATATGATGTAAATAACTCAACAACATTCTGATTAAATTTTTCCAAATTGTTATACTTTGAAGAGGTATTTAATCCGTCTTCATATAATTTTTCAGAAATATTATCTTCAATCCAATTTTGGATATAATCGGCAATCATATCAATCATTTTATCGGCATCTTTAGTCCAAATACCGTTATTTTCATCCATCCAATCAGGTTTAATATCTGGTACTAACCCAATCACTGGACAGTTAGATGCCATAGACTCAAGAGGATATGTACCAAATGAACTTTGGGTATCCATCCATACTGACAAACAACATTCTTTTAAAGTGTTTGAGAATTCCTCTTCAGTTTGAGAACGCATATCTCTAAATGTTACCCATCTAAACTGAGGGAATTTTAAATAGAATTTTTTAATTAAATTAACACCATCTCTTTGTTCTCTCGAATGAACCGCAATTATTGGTTTTGAGGGATACTTTGATACTGAAAATCTATCTGATATCACAGGTTCCACAACGTCATATGATACTCCTTTCATAATTGGAGCGACATATGATTTTAACCAATCGCTAGTAATGATTGATTTTGTAAATCCTAATGTTGACCAAGATTGTCCTGGTGACAACGTCTCAGTAACCCAATCACCTGATTGACATAGTACAATTTTACCACAAGGTAAATTACTAACTTGAGGCATCATATAGCCAAAAATTTCAGGTACAATTATAAAGTCTTCAGGTGAAATTTGTAATTGTTGACCCTCAATTGAGTTATGGATAATCTCCATATACTCACTTCCTAACCATTCACCAACTCCAGTGTAATCTTTTTGTTCGTGTAAGATGATTGGGTTAAACCCTGCGTTTTTTAACGCCAAGGCCATTCTGTAAACATAAGCGACAGACGCTTTAGCATTACCTTTTGTGTCTTGTACAAAAAAATACAATCTTGATTTTTTTTCTTTTAAATTGTTAATTGAGACTAACAATTTATCAAAATTATTTTGTTCCATTTTTATATTATTTATTTTTTATTAATATTTTTTTAAAATACCGATGTTTAATAGAGTATTAAACGCTAATTTATAAGGGATACTTACTGCGGTTTTATGACCTAATGCCTCATCGGCATCTTCTCGTTCTGTTACCAAAACATCAATCATTGTTTTAATCATTTCATATTTTACAACTGAAATGTGTTGTTCGGTTTTACCTGACTCAGTAGTTTCAGGGGCCAAATTAACTTGATTTTCTATTTCAGTAATATCAAGATAGTAGTGTTCGTTAAATAAGGTCAACATTTTTAATTTCCTCTATTTTATTTATTAATTCTTTTAATGTTACTATTTCACTATTACATATTGTGTCCTCATTATATGTTGTAACATATTTTATACACTTTTCAGGGTATAATTTAATTAACTCAGGATTAGCGGTAACAATTACATCATAATCAGAAAGTTTATTTTGTAAATTGTTGTTATTGTAAAAAATAACTGAGTCAATCATACAACCAAATTTTGAAATGAAAAATAATGATGCGGGTTTTGATTTACTAAATTCTTTTGAAAAAATTGAAAATTCATATTTTCCTTTTGTTGAATCAATTAAATCATTTAACACTACAAATGAATTCATTTCAGTTGATGGTGAGTGACCAAAAATTTGCATTGCAAAATCTTCGTAAAGAAAATCATAGAAATCATCCTCAGTTTCAAATTTAAAATGTTCTATTAAATTTAAACTTTTAACCGGTAAATTCATTTCGTATTTAAATGGTTCAGATTGTTCTTCTAATTCTGTATTCCCTGACATATCTAATGTGTAGGTTTTAATACCATCACTATAATCTTCAGAATACGTCTCAATAAAATTCTTCTCATAAATTTGGGATATTTTTAAATTAATATCCCTTAAAACTCCATTTAAATCAATACCAATTTTAGTTATCATATTTCTTTAAAATTTTTGAAATTAATGGATTTCTTACAATATCGTCGTCTCCAAATTTATGAACTCCGATATCAGGAACATCTTTAAATTTCTCAATTGCGTCAAATAACCCTGAGTGTTCTTTATTCTTGTATCTATCGGTTTGCTCAACGTCACCTGAAATGAAGAATTTACTGTTAAATCCAATACGTGTTAATAATAATTTCATTTGACCTGGAGATGAGTTTTGGGCTTCTTCAAATATTAGAATGGAATTATCAATGTTCATTCCTCTCATATACGCCAATGCAAATACTTCAATCACTTCAATAGACTTTAATTTTTCTCTTGTCTCTTTACCAATAATTTTATTTAAAAGGTAATAAGATGGGAAAATATAAGGGTCTAACTTTTCTTCCAAATTTCCAGGTAATGAACCTAATTTTTCTTCAGCCTCAACCGCAGGTCTTACGATAATAATTTTTTCGTATGGGGTTCTTGAATCTTGTAATAAGTCAACCGCACATTTCATTGCAATATAACTCTTACCAACACCCGCAGGACCTGAACAAATTGTGATTTGGTTATTAACTAATTTATCATAGTATTCTTCTTGTCCTTGGGATAAGAATTTATTTTTAGTCTTACTTTTAATAATTTGACCAATTTGTTCTTTTTTACTAATCTTTGGTTTTGCCTCTGTTTGAAAAGTTTGAGTCTCTTTAAATGGTGGTTTTTTTCTTGTCATATTTTATTTTTTAATTTTAAATTAATGGTTAATATTACCATCACTGTAATATGTTAACCAATAACTAACCATCTCGTCTAACATTGTTTCAAATGTGTAGTCGTGGGACCACCCTGTTGATTTAACTAATTTAGATGAGTCTCCTTTCAAGTCGTGTAGTTCTTCAGGTCTTAAAAATTTTTCATCTTGGGTGACATATTCTTGATAATCTAAACCTAAAGATGAAAATACATAATCACAAAGTTCTCTAACTGAATGGGATATTCCTGTTGAACAAACAAAATCATCCGGATTTTCTAATTGAAGAATCTCCCACATTGCTCTTACATAATCTTTGGCGTGTCCCCAATCACGAGTTGCGTCAAGATTACCTAATTTAAGTTCATTAGATAGTCCTAATTTAATCTTAACGGCTTCTTTACATACTTTATTGGTTACAAAGTTTGTTCCCCTTCTTGGTGATTCGTGATTAAATAAAATACCATTTGAAATAAACATTCCGTAAGAATTTCTATAATTACGACAAATATTATAACTAAATACTTTTGCACATCCATATGGAGACACTGGATTTAGTGGTGTTGTTTCTCTTTGGAATCCATCGGAATCAATAGTGTTACCAAACATTTCAGATGAAGATGCTTGGTATATTTTAGTGTTAGGTTTAATTAATTTAACGGCTTCTAATAGATTTAATGTACCTAAACCTGTAACATTCGCGGTATATATCGGTTGGTCAAATGAAATTCTAACGTGAGATTGGGCCGCCAAATTATAAATTTCATCTGGCATAACTTTTTGTATTACACTAATAAGTGACGATAAATCAGTCATATCTGCGTAATGTAAAATTACTTTACCATACACATTATCTAATCTTGCAGTCTGATTTTCTGATACTGAATTACGTTTAAGCGTACCGTGTACTTCATAACCTTTATCTAATAAAAGTTCTGAAAGGTATGAACCATCTTGGCCATTAATACCTGTTATAATTGCTTTTTTTTTCATTTAATTTCTGATATTTTTTGTTTAATAAAATTTTCCCAATAGCTCATTTTTAATTTATCATAAGACCAATTTTTATTAATTATTTCTTCATATTTTTCATTTAAAAAGTCATATGTTATTTCATCCCAATCTTTAATAAATAAAATTGGTAAATCAGTAAACAAATGATGAGTTTCTTCGTAAATTACAATAGGTATACTTCCCATATATAATGTTTCCCATATTCTATGAGTATCGATACCATTACCTCTAGGACATAAAACAAATTTTGAAGATTTAATTTCCCTCAGGTATTTTTTACGAGCATTAATAGTTGGGAACGTATCACCTATTTTTACCCAAGGTTTTCCTCCAAACTTATTATAAACCAATTGTCTTAATTTAGTATATGTGTTAATACTAAAATTTAAATAAACTAAATTAGTTTTTTCGATTTCTTCATTAGAAACCTCAATCATAATTTTTTTATTACCATAAACCCTATGTAATGGACTATCGTCACAGTCACTAGTAATACCTAAAGGTAAACCAAAAGTATTGGACTCGGTAGTTAATCTGTTTATACAGAAAACCATATTAAATTTTTTTGAAATTTCATCAACAACGGGGTGGTCAGAATGACCCACCACACAAATATTATCAATCTTTGTTGGGTGAAGAGTGTCTCTCCATATATGTTGTTGACCTAAGTAAAAAAAATCAGTTTTAATAAAACAAATATTATTGTTTTCACAAAATTTTAAAAAACTGTCTTGGTTAATAATGTCCTCTTCTTTAAAT